AGTACATGTCCAATGCTTCTTTGAGATATCTTTTTCTATGCCACTCTGGGGAGTATGGTTTATAATCCATGATGTAATTACAGAGTAAAATTATTTAGCGCAAAAAAAGAGGGGACGAATCCCCTCGGTCACTTCCTTCACACGGTAGTTTTATTTATAGGGGTTTTGTATCATAGGAGCAATCTCTTACAGATTTTTTTACATTCATGCTGATTTAGGGAGTCGCATTCAATTAAACATTCATAGTAGTCATTCATTTTTTGCATCTCAATATCCATTTCATCAATGGTATCCTCAAAATGACGCCACTCATCCAGTTGATTGCGCGAAGTTATATTGTGCATGATCTTCTCCATAATCGGTTGGCATAATGTAGGTAAGGATAGGATTCATTTTTCCACCTCGCGTAATTCTGATACTACTTATATGTAATGTGTGCATTTTCTGACGGAATCGATATGACTAACAATAACTCTTATTTTTTGTATACTAGACTACACATCATATGTAAAGATAAAAAAAGAGACCCCTTAGGGTCTCTATGTTTATTATCGCATAATAAAATCTCTTGGATATCCTCCTCTCGGCATGGGAATTACCTCACCTGGTAAAAATGGAATCTCTGGCATTCTGGAACAGGGGCGTTTCTTAGTACAACGCTTTTTGGGAGTATGGATAGTTCCTGGATGACCACCAGGTGATACCCAACCTCTTCCCTTTGCTTCTCCAGAAGTGCTAATAGTTGATACTGCCATAGAAGCTAATAGCAGTGAAACAAATAGTCTAGTCATTTTGTTTTCATGTAGAGGACATAGTTACCCAACCCAAGGATGGGTAGGTATATCCTCCACGATTATATAGACATAAAAAAAGGACCCCTTGGGGTCTTTAGTATATAGTTTCTTTTTGAGTGCTCGAAGGCGTTGTTTACTTGCTCGGATTCGTCCCTTACAAGTGCCCTTGCTGTGTTTCTCTTTCTTAGAGTGGTGTTGCCAGTTAGGTGTGTTCATGTCCTTAGTGTAGCATAAAAAAAGGGGACCCGAAGGTCCCCTGAAGTATGTGAACCGATATCACATCAGGTTAGCAACCTGAACGCGACGATAGTAGCGGTTGGTGTTTGCAGTCAGAGCACCAGAACCTTGAGTCAGACCTTGTGCGAAGGGGTTCGAGACCATGCCGTAGCGAGTCTTGAAGCCGATCTTGGGCTGGAAGGTGTCAGGGTTGATTGCACGAACCTGCTGGAGAGGAACGTAAGGGCAGTAGAACAGACCTGCGTCATAAGGAGAAGTGCCCTTATAACCTGCAACGTAGTAGTGCTTATCAGCAACGTTAGCAGAATAAGGATCAACGTAGACCTTGATGCGACCGTTCAGAGTACCAACCAGAGTGCTGGAGGTATCGTCAACGCCAGTCAGAGCGTTGTTGCCGTTCAGAGCAGGGGAGTAATCCAGAACGCCTGCCATACCGAGTGCAGAAGCAACGTCAGCAGAACAGATCAGGATGTTGCCCTTTCCGCGACGAGTTTGCTGACCGATAGCGTTAGCATCTCTTTCGATCTGGAACAGGAGACCCTTGAACTTCTCAACAGACCAGCGACCGTTGGAGTCAACGTCGAGGTCGAATACACCAGCAGTTGCGGTGTTGTTCTGAGCACCCTTTACAGCGTTGGTGTAAATGGTTCTAACAACTTCGCGGTTGATTTCTGCCAGGATCTCAGTGCTGAGAATGTTAGCGAGCTCTTGCTCAGCATCCAGACCATGAATCGCCTTCAGGTCTTGTGCGAGTTCGATGCTGTATTCTGCCTTCAGCGCACGAGCACGAGCGGTTACAGTAACCTTCTCGATCGAGAAACCCATCTCACGGAATGCCGTGTTAGAAGAGGAATCGTCAAGTGCTTCAGCAGTTGCAGTGGTCATACCAGTTGCATCGTCTGCCTGCTCATAGGTTCCAGCGGGGGAATCGTTGAGGAGTGCAGGGTTGGTGCCTTGTGCATCGTTGGTAGCATCAGTTGCACCAGGATCGTATGCGCCAGGACCACCAGAGAAACCAGCGTTAGGCTCGTTGAAGAATGCTTCGTCGTAGCCAGATGCTGCGGGGTTACGCTCAGAACCGTAGTTCGTACGCATTGCGAAGATCAGTCCAGTAGGACCAGTCATCGGTTGAACGCCTGCGATATCGTAAGCGATCAGTTGGGGCATGGAGCGTCTGATCAGGGAGATCAGAACAGGGTCGAAACCAGCAACAGGACCAGTAGCGGTCGATGCGCCAGTGTAACCAGTGGTTTGAAGAGTTTCGTTAAGAACGGAAGCTTCTTCAGTGATTGCTTTTTCTTGGTTTTCGAGGAGTTGTGCGACTACGCCACGCTTATGGGAATCTTCGATCTCGGGCAGAGCTTCGTGATTCAGGACGGGTGCCCACTTCTCCTGGAGTTGTTGTAAGGACATTGTTGTCTCCGAGGTTTAAAGTAGATAAGTTAATTATTTGGACCAACGTGCTAATGCATCGACGTATTTCGACATCGAGCCGCTCGCTGTAGATTCGACAAGGGGTTCAGCAGCTTCTTCGGTGGGGTCGCTTACAGATTCTGCAAGTTCAGCCTTCCTAGTGAAGTATGATTCCTTGATCGTATTGACCTTATTTCTAAAGTCTTCTTCAGTTTCAAACTCAACACCCTCTGCCAGAGAAGCGAGCTTCTCTTTCTGGGTCTCTGCGAGACCAGCGGCACATTCGTTCACAATCTCCATTTTAACAAACTCACCAAGTTGCTTATTCAGTGCAACATTGGTGTCGATTTGCTCGTTGAGTTTAGCTTCCATTTCATCAAGCTCACCTGCCATTCCATCCAGCAGGTTGAACTTCTCTTCGGGAACACTGAAATTGTGCTCCATAAAGAGAGACTTGAGGCCAGAGAAGAACGACTCTGCCATCTCAGTCTTAATGCCGTGCTCGATCTGGAGAGCATTCTCCTTCATCCAGGACTCGGCGGCATAAGTGAGATAGTCGTCTACTTTCTCGGCCAATTCTGTTTTGATCTGTTCGACTTCTTCAGTCAGAGTAGATTCAAATGCCTCTTGCAACGCAGCTGTTTCAGCATTGACTTTTGCGGTGACCGCTGCTTCAAAGATCGTTACTGCACGCTCTCTGAATTCTTCTGAGAGGTCTTCACCAGCGACAAGAGCGTCAACATCTTCACTAAAGTCGTACTTGGTTTCAGTGATTGTTTCTTCTTCTTCGCCATCGGTTTCCTCCATCTTAGCAGATGCATCAGAAGGTTTTGTTGAAAGGGATTTAGAACCTTCGTGCTTTACAGCACCCGATGCGCTTGCACCAGCGTTCTTGGTGCCCTTTGCACCTTCCATGGAATCGGTGTTAACGTCAATAACCTTAGCAGCGCCACCTTTAGAGGTGTCAATTTTTTCACCAGGCTTTGCATTCTTGGTAACGACGTTAGAGCCTTCGTTCACTTCTTCCATATTATCTACAGTGTTGAGGGTCTCAGACATTTCTAGGTCTCCGTTGTACTTTGCGTTGTCTATGTTTATTTATAAATTAATAACCTTACAAACTCTTCAAGAACTTTGCAAACGCGGAAATTTTGCGCTCTTGAAGATTGATAAGGGTTGCTTGATCGATTTCTTGTTTGATTTCTGCTACTGCAGACTCTTTCAAGATGCCATTATCCCAAACCCACTCTTTACCTTCCATAATTCCATCAACAAATGCATCAGGTGCAGAAGGATCTGCTACAATATCAGCAGCAGTAGCGAGCATAAAGTCATCACAAACAACACTACAGTTCTCTTCTTTACGAATAGAACCCATGCCTCTAGACGAAACGCCTAGTTTCACACCTTCTCCAAGGAGATCTTTAGCGATCTTACCCATAGGAGTGTCAAGTAACTTTGCCTTACCGACAAAGTTGTTTCCGTCTTCCTTAAGGGAAATGATCTTGTGTGATACACGATCTAGGTTGATGGATGGACCATCGGGATGACCTAATTCTCCAAGGGCACGCCCTTTTTGAATGTAGTTCTCATCGTATTTGATTTCCGACTGCAGGAAGATACCTTCAATGAAGTAATTCTTCTTACCTTCGTTTTCTTCACAAAGAAAATCGACGGATGTAATTTCTTCAGCTATCAGTCTCATCGGTTTGTTCCTCAGGTTCTTGTTCGGCGGTAGGTTGCTCCACTTCATCAGCGGGAGGATCTTCGGGTTTGCGACCATCAACTTCTACAGTTTCAGGTTCTTCAGTTCCGTCAGGAAGTTCATCTGCAATTTGATCAGCAGCATCCTGAGCAGTATCATCTAATTCAAATCCCATACTTTGTGCGAAATCAGCTTTACGCTGTTGAACCGCGTCATATGCAGCAGCAGACAATGCATCATTTACTGAATCAATTGCCTTTGCTCTATCGCCACCAAAAATTTGGTCAACGATTTGTTTTGAAATCTCACTTGGCATAATATACTCCGAATAATATTATTTAGTTTATTTAGAACTCTCCGCGACTTGCATCACCAGGTTCTATCCCAGTTTCTGGTTGTCCACCTTCTGGGGGAGCGGCATCGCCAGCAGCCATAGCGGGATCCATTTCTGCTGCAGGATCAGCAATAATACCAGATTCCATCTCAGATTTAATTTGTTCATCGATTTCTTTCATCTCAACGTCTGTTTGCTTGAGAACCTGACGACGCATATACTCAACACTGAAGTACTTGCCAACGTAAGGATCCATAGTGTTAACCTGATTCATACGCTCATTGCGGATCTCGATCTCTTTCAGTTCAGTGAAATAGTTATCCGCGATGTAGTCGAACTGAATATGGGTCTTCATCTCTTCCCATTCTTCAATAGAAACAATTCCCTTCAGAATGAGTTGAGTTTTCAGCAAGTCCATAAACAGTTCGCTGAAACGCTTTCTTAGACGTGCGATGAATTTCTGGAACTTTACTTCGTCCCTAGTAATTTCAGCAGCGCGACCGATATTGAATGTAGTCTCAGTTTCTAGTCTCGATGAGGGCACGTTCAAAGCTTTATACAGCTTCTTTTGGAAGTATTTGACATCTTCCAGTTCACCGAGGTTTTGCCCGCCAGGGAGAGTAGAAATTTCAGTCCCGCGCCCTCCCTCGCGTCTAGGAAGCCAGAAGTCTTCCAACATGGACATGAATTTCTTATCGTCTTTGATTTCACCCGTGTTAGCATCATATACAAGTTTGTTGCGATAACGTCCCATGACTTCACGCAGATACTGTTCTGCTTTGTTCTTGGGAAGATTACCAACATCAATGTAGAAAATTCTACGCTCAGGAGCTCTGGATAGACGATAGATAACCAGAGAGTCCTCAATCATACGCAGTTGATTTACTGCCTTGATTGCTTTATGTAGGTGACTAAGAGTCATGTTCTTATTCAGGTCTTGAATTCCTGAATGACAGTAAGTCACTGAATCAGGTGCAATTTTCATGCCCTGATTAGTAGAGTTCTTGAGACCCTTTGGATTGTACAGAAAATACTCAGCACTCTTTCTTGTCAACTGAGTATTGAGATCTACACCTCGCAGTTCCTCAGGACGCTTTTGCTGATATTCTGTTACCTTGCGAATCTTACGAGGATCAATGTAGCGAAGTTCTGTAAGACCTTGGCGAGGATTTTGGGGATCGATTACTTTATGATAGAATAGTCTTCCGTCAACATACCAACGGCGGAAGATTTCATACGAACGATTTTCAAAATCAAGAAGACGAAGAATCTCTTCAAACTCTTCTCTAATTAATTTTTTAATTTTATCTGATTGCTTTAGGTTTGATAGTTCCACTTCTACAGGAACATCATCAAAATTACCGCAAATTGTTTCGTTGACAATATCATCAACGGCACTATCGCACTCGGGTTGTAGAACCATTTCCCTGTAACGGGTGATTAGTTCATACTCATTACGAATAGTTCCGTCAAAATCAACGGAATAACCATAGTATCCGCCACCTACAATAGGTTGCGAACCATCCATGGAGTCTTTTTGAACAAAAGAAGGTCCCTTGGGGACCTTCTTTGCTCTTTCAAGTGAAAAACCAAAGAGCTGATTCGACATTATG